GCCCAACTATATCTATTCAGCGCTGTATCAATTGGATACCTACTGTAATAGAAAAATCAGCACTTAACCCTGTAGCTTTGTTTCAGCCTTCAGGAATAATTGAAAGCGTACAGACTGGATTTGGTTCTTGTCGTGGTGGTCATGTCCTAAAGGGTGTGCCTTTTTTCGTTATGGGTAATCAATTAGTATCACTTAATGAAAATCTAACGATAAACACCCACGGAACAATTACCGGAACTGTTCGCGTATCAATGGCGGATAATGGCACTAACCTAGTGATAGTGGTCCCGGGCGGGGACGCTTACGCCTTAAATAACGAAACATTAGTATTGACGAGAGTGACAGATCCCGATTTTCAATTATCGGATAGCGTGAGCTTTTATCGTGGTTTTTTTGTATTTACCACTACCGACGGGAAGCAGTTATTTGTATCTAATCTTAACGCACCTCTAACTTTTGACGCTTTAGACTTTGGTAGCGCAGAGGGGATAACCCATTCACAATTACCCTTACCAATAATCGCAGTTTCATCTATGGGCCTCAATAAACACCTCTCCTCAGGCTTTTTCGGGACTTCTTTTGCAAACCTCCAAAAATCACAATGCCACTCCTTGCATAACTGAACGCCTCTGAATCTCTTTAGGTTAGACCACGATGAATATAGCGGGTGACTCTCTCTCGTGCCCCAGTCGATCGGCCTTGTGCTACTTGTATGTCCGTGCTTCTCTAATCTTTTTCTGTGCTTGTCGCACAATCCGTTTGAAACGACAAATGACTCACACTCGTTAACCATACAAACCGAACGAATGCCTTTTCTTTTGTACTCTAGACTACCCGTCTTTTGCAGTCTTGTGTAACATGCTCGGCAATACCCCTTTGCTATTATCTCTTTACTTACCTCACAAAACTCACATTTTAAAATTTTATATTTACGCATAAAAAAGCCCTCTACTTAAGAAGGCTTAATTGTAACTCATTTACATGGATTCATCAAGTTCCGGCTGACCCAAATGCACCCCTCGGATCAGACCAACCAAAGCTGTACCGCTCATCAGCTTTGAAGCGAGCATTACTTGTGCCGAAGTCCATATCTTGATCAAAATCAACTTCTTGACGGGTGAAATACTTCATACCATCAGGAGCGTTAGTTTTGACAAACCATGCAGTGTTAGAGGTCAGATAGTTATTAACCATGTGACCACCAGGCAACATACCAGTTGAGCGAACAGCGTTAATGGCGTTGTTGCCAGTGTCATTTTGTAAAACAGAGTTTAAAATTCTCTCTGCTTCAAAACCTAACTTAGGCGGAACAATTAAACGTTCGCCGCGCAATGCAATACGTAAGCCGCGAGGGTCAGTAGCTTCATTAATTTGAATTAACATATCTTCTAATGATGCTTCAGATAACGCTGCTGGTGTTGCTAACTCATTACTAAAAGTAGTTGAGTCAGACGGGCCATTGATGTGAGCCGTTGAGAACAATTCAACACCGTCACCACCTTCCATCAAGAACGCAGAGTTAAACCCGCGATTGTAGATGTTAGCACCAACATTTTCTTTGGTTTGCTGCATAGAAAAAGCTAATGCACGCGCTCGACGTTCAAACAATTGATAAAGGTTATCTGCCATTGCTTCTTTAGTCACAATAAAGCCTTTAGCGTATGTTAAGTTTTTAAACTTAGGGCTAAAACCTTCTTGTTGTGAGTCATAAGCAACACCAGCACCTTCAAGTTTAACCGGAGCTAAACCAAAACCTTCAAATTGTTGGTCTTGTTCAAATGCTTTACGTGATTGTTCTGTATCAAATAACATATCCCACTGCTTATTATGATGCTCATAAGCTTGACCGAATACGTTCTTTACGCCTTCAACTAGTAGGCGGCTGATATTACCCGTTGTAATTACACCAGACATATTATACTCCTACTGATTGGTTAGTTGATTCGTTAATGCGACAAATGATAGTTGCACCTGATGAGGTGTCACCATCTTTTAAAGCTACAATACGAATCTGTGCGGTTGCTGCTGCTGGTGAGGTTGTGTTAACTGTCATGTTCGAGTTAACCAATCCACCTGAAGCGGTTGCGGTAGTTGCTACGATATCAGCATTAGAACCAACATCATCTAAAGCAACGGTTGTTGATGCTTCAGCCTCCATTAGCATGTTTGTATCAGTAGCTACTTTAACAGTGCCAGCAGTTGAAGCTGCTAAGCCTTTCTGCTCTAAGTTTGACATATTAAAATCAATCCCAATGATAACGCCTGTTAATGTTTGTGCGGCGGCTGCTTTGTCTACCTCTGCCATTCCGTCAGAAGCTCGAGCAGTACCAGTTTCACGAACTAAATCACCGACAGCGAGCAACGTTGAATGTGCTGCGTCTACGGCGAAGGTTTGAACTTTCCCAGTGTATGAGTTACCTGAGATATCTTGAATGGGTCTAAATCCACCAGACATATATTTCTCCAAAATTAAAAAGTAATAAATAAAACCCTTTCGGGCGTCAGTTTTACAAATCAATTCGGGAGTTTCTTTCCTGAGTTTGATCTGGGGCGGCTTCCGCTTCTACGGTAACGGCCACTTATCAAGTAATCTAATTATTTAAACTATCCCGTCACTTTCTTATGACGAAATAGCTGTATTCATTAAACTTTACCATATGTTAGCGTATTTTGCTAAATTAGTTCTCTTTCTACCACTTGCTTACTGCCCATAGGTACGTATTCTTCTTCACCTAATCGCTGAGCTTCTGCGTTAGTGGTGTTGATATTCATTTGTTGCTGCTTGGCGATATCTTCATCATAATACTTTTGCTCGATGTGCATTAAGTATAGCGTATCACCACCACCACCAGGAACCGTAACGGGATCGCCGCGTTCATTGGTTACCTTTTCCCACCATGCCGCTTCCATTTGTTCAATAACACCTGGGCGATCAACTTGCCAGTATTGCTGGTAACCTTCTTTTTTAAGTTCAGCAGGAACATGAAGTTTATTGCCTGCGCTCATAGGTACTCTAGCGGGGCGTTGTTTGTTTTCGTGAGCGTTGTTAGTTCTGTTTTTATTGGTAGTCATTATTTTACCCTCGCATCTTTAACGGCACTAAGAAAGGCTGATTCATCTTTAAACATAGTTTGGCCGAACATGGCCCATTCGCTTTTTTCGTCTTGAGTTAAGTCGCCCATCGTCAATGTTTTACTCGCCTTTTTACCGCGTTTAGCAGGAGTTTCATTTGTGTTTTGCTGGTTACGGCGAGGGTTGCTATTGTTGGTAGGGTAAAGCGCATTCATTCTACTATCAACATGATCTATTGCTTGTGCGTTTGAAGCTGTTGGATTTTTGGCAATGTATTGATTCCAAATCCCTTGCGCTACCGGTGTTCTTTCGTCGGTCGAGTCATTAATCCAAGCGTTCTTTGATTCCCATTCTGAAATGACAGGATCAACAGTTTGACTTCTCTTTACTTCAACCGGTGCTTCTTCAAGCTTTTCAATTTGCTTTTGTGCATCGTCGTATAATTCAGTATCAGAAGTCCTAACCGCATCACGCTGCTGAGTTTTTAAATCTGATATCTCTCTTGCTTTACGTGCTTCGTGCAATTTGTTGGAGTTTTCCAAGCGTTGATCGAAGTCTACTTTTTGACTGTCTACTTTTTGATGCAACTCTTTAATGGTCGCTAAAAATTCACCATCACGGACATATTCTTTTGCACTTTTCCAATTATCTTCTGGCCCTTCGAAATCATCTTTAGGGCGCCAGCCTTGGTCATATGCTTTTTGCTCTGTACCGTTTAGTTGTAATTCTTCTTCAACAACTTCAGCTTCTTGATCGGGAGCATTTGCTAACGCGGCTAAATCAATACTTTCTTCTTGGTTAATTTCTTCTGCTTCGATACCCATTATTTATTCTCACTTACTAGTTGATTAACAATTTCTTTGTCAAGCACGCCGATAATGTCACTGTCTGACACGTAGCGCAGGTTTTTATATTTACTATCATATTCATGTACAGAACTAAACTTGCCATCGTAACGACCGCTTAATTCTACAGTATCACCAACACTAACACCCCAGTCTTCAGGACCTTTACAGTCTGCAAAGCCTTGATAACATGTAGGGCCAAACGCGACAATTTTCGCTAAGTCTCGGCCTTTACGTTCTCGCTCGGTTTCTTTTTCGGTGGTTAATATGATGCCGCCAGAAGATTTAAAACTAACGGGTATGATTTCAATTAGTACGTGATGACCCAATGGTTTTACTGGTAGATTAACCATTATTCAGCCCCCGTCAATAAGTCTTCGTAAGCTTCATTGATAAGATCTAAACCTGATATCTGGCCTTCGTTATAAGACGCTTGCATTGCTGTCTGATCGCATGTGTCTCGCATACATGATTCAGATTTTATCTCACTAGCCTGTTCTGTTAGTGATTTACTTATCGCCTTAGTGACTGGGCTACTATGCCAATCCTGTAGGTCCTGCTTGGTTAATGTCATTGCTTAATTCCTGTATCTCAGGTTGTTGTGATTGCTGCAAAGCTTGCTCGTTTTGCAACTCTTTGTTATCCAAATCTAACGACGCTGTGTAGGTAGATATTGAATTGTTTACATCCTCAGTCTCGGCTTTCTCCAAGTTAAGGATTGTCGCGGAGTCATTCTTTTTAACTTCGCTGTCTTCTTTATCCAGCTTACTAGCTGTTTCTGCATCCTTGCGGTCTTCTTCTCGCTCTATTGCATCGGCCTGTGCTGATGCTAATAAATCTGCTCTTTCAGCTTCACCAGATATTAACTCTGCTAAGTCTGGGTTTTCAGATAGTAAACGTTGTAATACTTGTTGAGGATCTTCTTCTGGGAATATCTGTGCGACATTCTGAGAACCAATAGCCTCATAGAATCTTTCAACGATTACGCGAGCATTGCCACCAACTGAAGCAACCAGTTCAACTTGACTAAGTTCAGCTTGTGCTTGTTGGATACGTTGTATTTTACTTGATATTTCAGGATTAGCAACAGGGATGATATTCATTCGCTTGATGTTAAAATCTGATTCAAAATTAGCTTCGGGATCGTCTAATACTTCTTTGTATTCTTCAGGGTCTAAAAACTTAGAATTCAATACAAATAACTTGCTAAACTCTGAAGACATTGAACGGTAAATGCGAAGGATAATAGCGCCGGCTGATTGCTGTTGCTCCTGAACTAGCGCCAATGTAGTCGTAGCTGGAGCATTAGCACCTAAAGCCTGTGTTAAGTCTGCTGATGCTGATAACTCTTGTAATGAGCCAATCATGAATTGCATTAAACTAAATAACGTCTGACTTGGTTCTTTAACCGGCAAAGGTACAATACCGTTACGTAAGTCAATAGCAGAAATACCCGTTTGTTTCCATTCGCCAGGCTTGAACGATGAGTTACCCATTTTACGTCTAAAGCCCTTGGCTAACCAGCCACCTTGTCTATTTGCTAATGTACCAGCATCAACCAATTGATTAGTAGTAGCGTTAACCGCTGCTGTTAATGCGCCCAGTATGTAACCGTAACCAACATCTAAGAATCCGCCTTCAGGGTCATGTAAGAAACCGTATTTAGTTATAGTTTCAACGTCTTTAATGCGCACCACTTCACGTTTACCATCAGTTTTTGGTAATCCGTCAGCACTCATTAAGTCGGATAACTTAGCAGCCCGTCTATTTTTATCATCCCTAACTAAAACGTCAGAAGGCTCAAAACGGGCCATAATTCTAACTACTTGTCCAGTAGCTTTGGATACTACGAAAGTATATGGTTCTTCATACCCGTCACCGTCTAAGTCAAAAAATCCTTGTTGTTCAATATACGTAGAGAACTTATCCGCTTCCGCCTCGCTGTCTTTATTTTCGCTTTCAGAAGTAATAACCTCTTCAACCCATAAACCCTGACGTTGACGTTCTATAACTTCGTTTTGTGAGAGGTCGAACTCTTCAGAGAATCTACGCATACGACCAATACTATCAATCTCGTTACTTACAACAAAGTGAGGATACAAAACTAGGTTGGATACTGGGCGGCCTGAACGGTGATCGAAAAATGTTTTCTTAAACCCACAACCATCATAAGGAAGTTTATATAAAAGCTTTTCATGCTCGTCACGCCACTCTGTCATCTCAACGTTTAATTGATAGTTAGAGTATTCTGCAACTCGCTCGGCTTGCTTGGCTTTGTCTCCATCGGTATCTCTACCAATGACAGCAGTCTTGACAATATCTTCTTGACGAAGTAGCTCAGTTGATGCACGGTCACTAAATTTAAGCGCTGCTTGCATTAGTGCAGGTGATTTAAAGTTACTAGCACCATCCCAAGGGGTAGATTTAGCGTTCTTTTCTTGCTTGACTAGCTCCAAACCTCTATCAACAAAGTCTGACCAATCACTCATCGAGTCCAAGTCAGCCTCAAACCCGTTGATAACATTA